CAGAGTTGTTTGGATAGTACTCAAAAACCTGCTGACCCTGAGCAAAAGAACCACCAGTTAAATTCTGGTAGGATAACAAAGCGAGTGGCTGAATGAGCTGCTCAAACTGTTGGAATTCAGAGGAGATAGCATTATCGGTAATCTGAAGGTTATGAACCGTCAAGGTTGGTTGTGAGATAATGATCTCTGCATTCTGGGTGTAACCAAAACCACCATCGACTAAGGTAAAAACTACCTCGCCGGTCGAATTGGCAATGCCAGACACCGTAGCCAGACCCTGCAAACCATTGTTAGATACGATGGTTACCTCATCACCAATAACGAAGTTCTGGCCACCGGCAACGACGGCGGTATCAGTCAATGACCCAACAACAGCAGGGGCTTGATCTAGTGCTCCTCCGATGGAAAGGAGTTCACCGGTCTCAAGATTACCAATGAGCGCAGAGATGTAGAACACATCAATGAATTTAGAGTGGATTCTACGACGAACTAGGCGATCAACGAAGGCCGTCGCACCACTCTTAATACCAGTTACCTGCTTACCCACGTAGCTCACGTTGAGCGGGGAATGAGTAACTTCTAGGTAGGTCGGGCGAACCCACTGACCGTCAGAAAGTTTGAATAGGTCCGTACCAGGATAGTAGACCTCAGCTTCCAGGCCGTAGATGAGCTGGAAGAAGAGATCAATGGCACGTTCAGTACCCTTGGCACGGTAGAAGTCCAAGGAGTTCTTGATGAAAAGACGTTTATTCGATGCAGTCTCGAACTGGATGTTCTTCAGATACTTCTCTTTGAAGTATACGATGAAGGCATCCGGGGTCGTGTCGATATCACCGAAACTCTGGAGACTACGAGTCATGAAGAGCGTCTGATTCTGCTGCTCCATCCACTCGTAATAAGCCTCAATGAAGGCAATGAAATTCGGACCCTCATCTCGGTAGAATGCAGGGAACTGCGATTCTACCTGAGTTGAGATATGGCTGGTGACATCAGTTGTAATCATTATTCGCGGACCTGAATCACAGAAAGATTAACTTCGTTTGGATCAATAGCGAGGATGGCGCTCTGGCTGGATGCAAGGTCCTTGTTGAGCGGAGTGGCGAAAATCTTCACGTAGCCAAAGCTAGGAAGAGAATCGATACGTAGGTTGGTCAAGGAAAGTACACCAGTGGAGTAGTTGACTGTTCCGATATTAAACAGCGGCGTATGGCTACCGCTACTGAAGGCGATAAGTTTGACAGTACCCTCGCCATCATCGGCAATCGAGCAAAGCTTGTTATCGAAGGTGAAGATATCGCTACTAATCGTCGTGTTTCCGCCAGCTGTGGTGACATCACTGAGTGCCTGACCAAAGTCGATCACGTAATTTGCAGAGACACCAAGGACACTAGGCATCAAGCGCTTGATGAGGAACAGATCGGTTTCATTAGAGACAATGGCCGGATCAGCACCATCGATATACCGGATCAACTGGGAATAACGCAATGTGACCTTGAAGTCATCCAGAAACTGTGAGTTGTACTGGCTGATGATCGAGGAAACCTCACTAGCAATGAACTGAGGGTCCACGGCGGTGATATTGATGTTGTAGTTGACGGTAGAGTTCAGGCCGACATACAGGAAGTCTGGATTGATGAACTGAGGAGTAACCGATAGCGGCGAACGAGGCTGAATGAAGTTCAGGAACTCAGTCTTCTTACTATCAGGCAGCAAGTCCACACCCTGCAAGGCGACAGCGATGATTACTGACCCAAACTGCGGAGGAGTAATGTTTTCGCCGCCGATAGCACTGACCGCCATGATCTCGGGGAAGTTTTGCTTGAGGAGGATTTCGTAGTCTTCAGGCGTGACACAACGCTCTTGAGTAGTAAAGAACCGAGGCGCATTAAAGCGAATCGAGTCAATGCTTTCAGCGTATGCGCCCCCAGATGAAGGTGTGTTAACCACGACAACAACGTTACTTTGACCATCGACAGTACCATTCGGCTTGAAGTTACTGATATCGTTGGCACCACCACCACTAGAAACACGATATTGGGCAATGATGATAGAGCCATTGAGAGGAGTTCTACCAGTTACATTATCACCAAACTTGATCTCATACTGACCATTCTGTGCAGCCTGGACGAAGAAGGCAGGCGTATTTGCGCTTACTCCGAATAGAGAAGTGGCCATATCATAACCAATGAGAGAAGAACCGCCGTTTTCTAGAGAAGACACGCTCAGCGAACTGATATCAACACCTGGATTGGAGATGATAAAGCGCTGGCTCGTGTTGGAATAGTTGATGACGAATTGATCATTCGTGATCGTACCCTCATACAGGGTAATGTTGTTTGCCGTGATCACGTTATTCGTGCTCACCGCAGAGATGACCGTATTGGTGGAGAAGGTATAGGTGTTCGAACCCACGCGACCGGTAAAGGTGGTGTACTGAGGAATCACGATGCCTGTGGTATTACCAGTTGCCGTGATGACTAGATTGACGTTGGCCATTGCCGAGAAGTTGGAGCGTGGCGTGTAGTTAAGCTCCTTGGCATGAGATACCACAGAATCACGAAGCTGAGCCGAATCCAGGAACATTTCTGAGGCGATCATGTTCATGTAGAACGCATTGTTAAACGTGTTATACGCCAACAGATCGATCAGGGTTGTGAAGTTAGGGCCATCGAAATTGAAGCCATTGAACTGCTGCTGATTAGACAGGAATGCCTTCAGCGAGTTCTTGACTGTGATGAAGTCTAGGGCAACAACACTCAATGACGTATTAGAAGCCGAATTGGAAGTATTTGCCATTTATCGTACCCTGTTTACCACGACCGACATAGTTTGCTGGTCTGGAATGTTGTTGATCGTGAAAACTAGATTGATGGCCACGCTATCGGCATCATTGTTTGCTGTAGCATTGAGACTTAGGATATTCACCCTGGGCTCGTACTTGTTGATGGCGTAAGTGACAGTATCAGATAGAATGGAGAGCGTATCTGCACCAATATTCTCGAACAGCATGGCAGGAAGATTGGTGGCCAGCTTAGGCTGGAAGGGCCGTTCATAGAAATTGGTCAGCATGATATTCTTCAGCGACCTCTTGACGGCGTTCACATCAGTGATACGGAACAAGTCTCCTGTATCAGGGTGCACGTCAAGATTCACCGTAAAATCGGTGTACTTCTTCTGCTGAACCTGGAATTGGCTCGGCTGATTCTGTTGAGTGATCTTATCGGCGCGTGAGATTGCCATTGGTCATCCTATGGGCCATAGCCATTCCTGTATTTATTAGCCGATTGGAGGGCTCACATTACCGCCCTGCGGATCAGCGTGAATATGACTGGATAGTGAATGACCTCCGCCAACCACATCACCACTAATATCGATATTGCCGCCACCAGAGCCAGTACCAGTCAAACTGAAACCTGCGTTGAAGGTAACCAATTGATCAAAGATTGCTGGACACTGAACTTCAACCTCAGAACCATTCACCGTCACTTTTCCGGCTGCATCCAAGGTAGCACTACCACCGACATTGGCGGTTAGGTTGCCATCTACTTGAATATTGCAATCGCCAACCACATGGATATTGAAAGCACCACCAACATAAAGAGTCTTGTTTTTTACATCAATCTCAAAGGCATCCCCAACGATCTTGTTGACCTGTTGACCCACCGAGTTGATCTCTTGATAGGTACCAGATTTATGATAGGTACGTAGGCGCTCGTTAGAGGGGGTATCATCTATCTCAATGATATGGCCAGATTCGGTCTGCTGAACCTTGTTATACGGATACTGGGTAGCATAAGCTTGTGCAGGTTCAGGACCGACTTGATCTATAGTCAGGGTGTTGGTACCACGAGCCAGAGGTGTTACATCATGATCCTGTGGAATACCCGCCAACGTGTGGGTAACAATAGGAACCTGATGCTCCTCGGCATCCGCGAAGAAACCAAAGACAGTAGTCCCCACGGTGATACCAGTAGGGGATGTACCTACGCTGTTAGATGCTGCGCTGGTGATCGACTGGAAGACGGTAGCC